GAACGCGCGTTCGCGGGCAGCCTTGTTAGCAATGTCGCGCTCGCGGTATTCCGTTGGCATGCGTGTTGCTACCTCTTGCTGAAGCGCTGAGTATTTTGTAGCCCCAGCAGGCGTTGCTGCCACGCCAGCGGTTGGCATACCGCCCGCTACGTATTCATCGTAATTACGCAAGGCGTTAACGATCGCTTGGCCACGGCCTTCAGACGCGTCAATCAACGCGGAGAATTTAGGGTTAGCTACGCGGTTAAGATAGTTAGCCCCAGCACCCACCACTTTGCCGCCCGTTTCTACTACAGGAGCAATAGCTGAAAACGGGTCAGTGCGGCGCGCGCCTGTCTGCAAAGCGGATGCCGTCTGCCCTAACGTGGAGGATACTGTCGGCGCAACTTTTGCTGTGGTTGAAGCTCCCAGCCTAGCCGCACTTGCACCGCCCGTAAGCAGCAGAGAAAGATCTGAAATGGTCGATACAGGTTCTTCAGCAATACTGCGCTTAATACCTTCCCAGCTGCCATATTTGTCAGCGTATACGCCGCCAACTGCGCGCGCAGCAGCAACAGCGCGGTTAGCTGCTTCTGGGTCTGAATCAAACGAATCTATAAAATCGCGTGCGGGTTTGGGCACCACCAAGCGCAGCGTGCCAGCAGCAAGGTCAACTAAACCACCTAAAGTTTGCGCAGGGTTGTTAACTGCCTCCCACAATCCTTTTGCTTGCTTAACTACATCGCCTGGCGCGCTAAACGGTGCCTCTACCAACGCTTCCCCAAACGAGTATTGACGGCGCGGCAAAGGTAAGCCTTCTTCCGCAATATTTTGCGCGCCAAATTGTTTTAATAACGCATCGTTTTTTGACGAGCTGTCGGGGGTAGGTACTTCTACCGCGCCAAATTGTTTTAGCAATTCATCGTTGGCGCCCATTATTTATCCACCTTCCCACCTTTGGCCTTATACGCGTCCAAATCTGCTTGGCTCTTAAAACGCTGCATTTTGCCGTCAACCATAACGTCAACAGAACCTTTAGGCGGCGCATCTGGCGCATTAAGCGCGTTATAGAAGTCCTGCATATTAGGTTGCTTACCTTTAAAGCCACGAAGCGTTTCGTTGGCTTCGTAGTATTCAGCCATTGCTTGTTTCTGCTGCGCAGCAGTTTGCATTTGTAAGAACAATTTGCGCAAACGCTTGACGTTTTCTTGTGGCTTAAGCCGCGCGTCAAAAGCGCGGGAAATTAAGCGCTCGCCTTCAACCTGCGTAAACTGCGCGCCCAATACCGCACGCAAGTTACGCTGCACAACTTCTTCGACCGCTTGTTTGGCGCCCAACGCTTCTGGGTTTACCAACGCATTAAAGAAATCAGGTGCAAGGCCGATAGACGGGCCGGTTAATTTTTCACCGGCAGCAAAACGATCCAAAACTGATTTAATCTGAGCAGAGTTTGCAGCAGCATCTGCGCCGCCGCCTTGTGTCCACTCAAGGTAATCATTCGCATATTTTTGATCAACAGCTTTTACGCCCTCAGGCAGTTTTACGCCAACACTAACTTTGGTTGCTTTACCTTCTTTTGCGGTTTTAATCATGTCTAAGAGGTCATTTATAACCTCTAAATTGTCTTTAGTTGCCGGCAATTTTCTAAGCTCTTGCACCTTTTGCCGCGCCAAAGCCACATTAAAAAATTCACCAGTAAGTTGACCGCGTCTTTCTTGGTCTTCAAGAAATTTTACGTGCGCAGCTTGAATTTTTTCAGCAGCAGCTTTGTACGCAGCCGCCTCCCTATCAGTTTTAGCTGTAGCAGCCAGTTGTAGTAGCCGTTGTGCTGTTACGTCAAGATAATCAAACCCTTGTTTCGAAGCAACTTTAGTAACGCCCGAAAATGTTTTAGTCCCGTCGGGCGTTGTAGTAACTTCTGCTGGCGCAGTAGTGTCTACTGCTGCTGACGCGGGAGCGGGGGCAGGCGCTGCTGCTGGAGCCGCTACTTGTTCTCCGCGTCGGCTTCTCAGATAAGATTCGCGGTCAAGCGGCGTACGCCCCGCAAAAATTTCTGCAACCTTGTAGTTGCTATAATCTTCAGCCTCGCGGGCATCAGCGGCTTTTAAGATTTCTTCCGCAGATACCCCTGACAAACGGGCAACGTAATTGCGAGGGTCGCGCCTAAATTCAGCTTTATTGCGGGCAATAGTGTCCCCAAGCGGGCCAAAACGTGTTGACAACGAGCCAAGCGTTGGATTGTTAGCCATAGCCACAATACGATCTTCAACATCCTGCTCAGATTTAATATTGTACGCGGGGAACTGATCGTTAAATTGTTTTAATTCAAGGTTTGTTTCGTCTATTTCTCGTTTTCTTTTTGCTTCGTCTAAATCAAATCTGCTTTTTTCGGCAGCAGCTTCGCGCGTCTCTATTTGCGACAACACATTTTCTCGGTTCGCAATTTTAGTTGCTACGTCGTTATACAAATCCGGCACTTCTGTATATACGCGCTCCAAATATTCTGGCGAACCAATTTTTACTTTAGGGTCTGCATGTATACGGGCGAGTTTATTTCGGCTTTCTACCCCGCGCTGATACTCTTGCGCTTTTAACGCTTGTTCCTGCATTCTCAACGCATTCATCTGCGATGACTCTTGCAAGCCGCGCAACTGCATGGCTTGCGCCATAGCGTTCATTGGCGATTCAACTTGAATCGGCCTAATCTGCCCTGGGATGCTGTAATCAATACCGGCCATAATTTACCTTTAACATTTCTATCGACGGCGATATGAACCGTAATCGCTAGTAGAGTTGCCAATAGCCATTAACTCAGGGTCGCGTTGTGGAAAATACCGATCCATCATCTGCTGATTCTGATAGTAGTTCAGTCCTTGACCCAACGCGCCAGTCAATGCATTCGCTTGACCCACATAGCCAGACGCGCGGATGTTGCCCATTGCAGCGGCGTTCTGCGCCATTGCTTGGCCGTATGTTCCGGCTTGTTGTGCCATAGTCGCTGCATTAGATTGCCCCATGCCAGCCAGACTTTGCAGCGGATTCAAACGAGCAGCACGCTCTGCTTGATAACGGTTAAACGCATTGGTGTATTCGTCCGATGCTAATCCTTGACCATAGCGCGTTATACCGCGCATGGTGTTGCCTGACAGCAGGCCGCCCCGCGCAGCAGCTGAACTTTCCAGCGCGCGCAGACCTTCTTTCAAACGAAAACCGTAACCGGGGTCGGCTTGAAATTGCTCCATGCCAAATGGGGTGTAGCGAGACGCCTCAACCAGCTCTGGTAGCGCGTTGACGCCAGCCTGACGGAAAGGCTCTTGCAACTCAACCTGACGGTTAAACATGCGCTCTTGAGCCGCATTAGCTTCGCGTTGCGCCTGCTGTTGCGCCCTAGAAGCCCGACTAGACGCGTTAGCGCCTATAAGCGCGCCACCTACGGTTGCTGCGGCTACCCATCCAGCCATAATACTTCTCCTTCAATTTCGTTTGTAAGCGCTAATTGCTTGCGCGTGTCGCCTAACCCGCATTCGGGTACGACGTACAGCCTGTCTTCTAACGTCGGTATATCTTGGCAATCATCAGCGTTGTCGTACACGTCCACCCAAACAACTTCATCTTCAAACACGCGGCCTGCGCGTTGCTCACCTGCTTTTGCATCAAACTCACACGGCGCTGTTAGCATAACGACTTCCGTATCACGGTTCACCGCAATCGTGCCTTTTTCCAACCGCACGCGGTAACCTGTTTTGTGTGCTGCGCCTGTTAATACTGTCCACGGTGGCACCGTAATTTTACGCTCGTACACGCCGGGCAAAAACGTGTGGGTTGTTACAATGTCAGCCTGCGGCATTTGTAGCAGCTCGTCTTGCAGCGCCACAACTTTTTGCCGCATTAACTCTGGCGTAACCACCGCCGTGCTGTCAGGGTCAAATATCTCAACCGCGTTCACACCACCACCCATCGTGAGCCACTAGGCACAGTCACCGTCACGCCGCCAGACACCGTCACCGTACCGGCAGACATGCCTGAATAGCCTGCGGGGATTGTGTAGCTGGTGCCAATAGTTAAACTATTGACAAATATGCCGTTAGATGCCGCTACTGCTGTAGATGTTAATTCACCGGTACTGGGTTTGTACAGTAATTTTGCATTGCTAGTATAGATGGTTGACAGCGAACCGGACGTAGCAGCCGCGAACGTCGGATAGACGTTAGTGGCCGTTGTTGTGTCGTTCGTAATCGTTGCGCCCGAGCCAGTTGGTATTGCCCAGGTTGCTGTCGTGCCATTCGATGTCAGCACGTAAGTATTGGCACCAATCGGCAGGCGAGTCGAGCTGTTGACACCGTTGCCAAGAATCAAGTCGCCCGTGCTGGTGACCGGAGACAGGGCGTTAAAAGCTGCGCTAGCAGTCGTCTGGCCTGTACCGCCGTTGGCGATCGGCAGTGTGCCGGTCACCTGCGTGGCCAGATCCACGCCGGTCAGCGCGCCGCCCAGTGTCAAGCTGCCGCTAGATGTTACCGTGCCGGACAAGCTAATGCCGTTGACCGTACCGGTGCCGGACACGCTGGTGACCGTGCCCACGTACTGGTCGTTCGACGTGATGGTGAAATTAGGGTACGTGCCCGAAATGCTGGTTGTGCCCGCACCGGTTAGCGACACCGTTTGGTCAGGCAAGGTATTGGTAATCGTAAAGCTAGGGTACGTGCCCGATGTGCTGATGCCTGTACCGCCGGTCAGCACCACCGTCTGGTCTGGCGCTGAATTGTTAATCGTAATAGCTGTTGAGCCGTTGTAAGTCGTGCCGGCGCTGTACGAGATACCGGTGCCGGCAGTCAAATTGTTAGCAACGCTGCCTGCTTGGCCTGTCGTGTTCTGGTTAAGCGTTGGTACGTCCGCAACCTGAATAGCGCTCAAAACCGCGTTTGTGCCGTTTGAGCGCAGGTAATAGCCTGACGTTTGCGTGCCTGTTAGCGCGGTAATGGCAGCGGCTGCTGTAGTCTGGCCTGTACCGCCGTTATCGACGTCTAGGGTGCCAGCTAGGGTGATGGTGCCGGAGGTCGTCACAGGCCCGCCAGAGGTCGTTAAACCCGTCGTGCCGCCTGATACATTGACCGATGTGACCGTGCCTGACCCGCCGCCGCCTTGGTTGGCTTTATTGAGCAGGTTTAGGAAGAACCGATACCAGTCACGCGAGACAAGACCCGTCCGGTCGTCAGTAATAGACGACTGGTTCTTAGGTATTTGCGGTTCGTTATCGGCGTTAGGCATTGGTGCCGGACAAAGCGAGTTCGGCACCCATAATGGCGATCTTGACGGGGTCGGTGCCTGATACCTCGTACACGCGGTCACGCAGCTTGTCAGTCATGCCCAACCGACGCCAGAACGCTCTAAATCCGTAATTGCCCATCTTGCCCATGCCCGCCCACTTCTCGTTCGACCATGTGTGGCCGCCGTCATCTGAGAAGCGCAGCATGACCTGTGGGTCGTTGCCTTGGCCAAGAACCAAGCCCACGCCTGTCTCGCACTCAAGCTGCAAGGCATGCTGGGCGGTACGCTTTAAGTTGTTCTGGCCGGTAGGCAGCGCCCGCCACGACCGTAGCCACTTTTGCGGCAGCGTATCGTCAGCAAACACGTCGAGATCGTAAGCGTAAATCTTGCCGTTCTGGAAGTCGCCGACAACGATTTCGTTGTTGAAGAACATCTGGCAGTTCGCACGGTGACGGATAAACTGCCCGTTGGCAAAGCCAGCACGCTCATGCCAGGCTTGTGTGGCCACATCGAACACCCAAGTCTTCTGAGCCGTCGGAAAGGTCAGTACATAGAAAGCATGTCCGTCTTGTTGGTAAGTAAAAGCGACTGCGTCTGAGATGGTGCCGTAGCTTTGGATGGCAAACTCGACCGCGTGGGTAGAGATGCGCTGGCCGGTGTAGCCGTTGGCACGAAACACCACGCCTTGGCCACGGGCGTCTGACCCTAGCCAGAACAGCGAGTTGTCCATCTTGGCCACTGAGAAGGTCGCTGCGCAGCCCAGCTCGTTGACCGCACCTTGGATACGAGCTAGCGGGAACGGTGTGTCGCCTGCGTTGTACCAGACTTCGACCGACTGAGTACCAAACAGCCACACCTCGCGGTGGTCGACAAACAGCGAAATGAGGTTGTCCGGCATACCTTCAGCACTAGCAAACGACAGCGGATCGAGCTGAGTGCCGTCGAGCAGTTCAGACGTCCAAAACTTCTGGGAGTTTGGCTCTTGGAAGACAAAATAGCCATCCAAATAGCCGACTGTTACCGCGCCTGGAAAGTCTACGTCCGTAATTTCGGCGTACTCTTCAGTCGACGCGTCGTAGATGTAGCCGTCTGGGTTGGCCGCAATGAAGAGCTGTGTGCCGTTATCCACCATCGACACGGGGCCCGTACCACTAACGTTACCCAGCGGTATCGACGTCCAATCGCTTGATATGCGGTAGAGCTTGCTGCCTGAGACAGCGTAGCCGTAGTTGCCGTACTGCCACAGCCCACGGATGGGGCCGGTGCCGACAGTGGCTAACTTACGCAAGCCTGGCGCCCGGTTCAGAAACGCAGGCTCCATACCTTCTGGCGCCGGTGTGGCTTCAGGATACAGGTTCACCATGCGGCTATCCGCAGCGTTAACGCTGCGAGCCACATACGATTGGCCGAGGATAGGCGTCTTCACGGTTTAATAGTTACCGGCGTAGATGTTAAAGCGCTGACGGGTGGCGACCAGCGAGTACGGCAT